GGAGATAAAGTACCATACAAAGAAGCACACAAGAACCACCCATGTACACTATGGGCAGGAGATAGTGCTGATAATTTTAGTTGGTTAGTACAACATGGTATGGAGTTATGTTTTGAATATACCAGAAGGTATAATAAGATACATAAATGTCAACAAGTTATCATGGATATTAGAGAAACAGATTGGGGTACATTGCAATATAAACCTATGGAAAGAACACCACACCCACAATGTATGCCAGATGAATACAAGTGTGCGTCTGATGAGAGTGTATTAGCATACAGAAAGTATTATGTGAATGATAAGAAAGACATAGCCAAGTGGGATAAAGGTAGAGATGCACCAGATTGGTATACTAATAAGAAGTATAGGACAGGGTATGACTATGCAAGAATGAGAGAAGAGTGGGTAGATTTAGATGCGTATGATGGGTAAAATAATTAATATATTATTTGATATATTAAAATACATTGTGTTGCTATGGCTTGTGTATGTAGTAGTAATGATGTTTCTAGGTACGTTTGGATTGGTATAATTACCAAATTGGTAAGGAGAATGGTAATGTCAGTTTTATTTAGACTATATGATAACACGATTGTAGGTGTTCTTTCTAATAAAAAATTTGAATGTGATTTCACACAAGCAGAATGGAATAGGTTAGAGGAAGATGAAGAAGTTTATGGAGATGACTTAACGCATTTCAGAAACTTAAAAGAATTTGAAAATTCGCTGCGAGATATGGAATGGATATGGGCTACTGCTCATACTATAAATGATAGGGCTAGGAAGATAGAGGAAAGTAAGTACTATGATAGAGATGATTACATAGGAGATATGATGTATGAACAAGCAGAATATCTAAGAGAGAGAGCCAAAGAAGCAGTCAAAGATAGTTTAAAATTAATTAAAGGTTGACATATTATTTTATTCCTTTACAATTCGATTTATATTATGGAGTATATATGATGATAAGTGATAGTAAGATACATAAAGATATAAAAAATATCTCTGATAATCATTTTCTTTCTCTTAATAAAATTAAAGAATGGTATAAACATAATGAAGAGAGAAGAAAAGAATTAAGAAAGTTATATAGAAAAGATAAGAGTTATTATACTGAGTTAGATTTATGTGAAGGTTACTTAAAAGATATAAGACATTACTTAACACATGGAGATTGGATTTCAGATTTCTATGGTAAGGAAATGGAAAATAAAACACAATGGGTAGTGCTACATTCTAGTAAGGGAACACCATACCCTTTGAGTTCTAATAAAAATTCTAATGGCTTAGAAGATTTAACAGAGGAGGAGTACCATGAATTAAAAAACAAAGCACGTAGAGTAGAACTAGGTCTTCCATTTAAAAATGCAAAGGAAAGGAAATGATGTTTGTCAGAAGGATATTCAATACTTATATTTATTTTATTGTTCTATGCTGTTTTCTATTGGTAAATACAATACAAGCAGAGGAAGAACAAACAGAGTTCGAGTGTTTAGTTGAAGCTATTTATTTTGAAGCACGTAATCAAACTTTTATATCTCAACTAGCAGTAGCAAATGTAATAATGGAACGAGTAAGATTAGATTGGTTTCCCTCCACCATATGTGGAGTGGTACATGAAGGGAGACAATGGAAAGGTGCAATGGTAAGACATGCTTGTGAGTTTTCTTATTATTGTGATGGTAAGAATGAAAGCATGAAAGAACCTGAAGCTATAGTTAGAGCAATGGAAGTAGCTGAGTTAGCTATGTCAGGTGGTTTAGTAGAGGATACGTTAGGAGCAACTCATTATCATGCAACCTATGTCAATCCTTATTGGGCTGATAGTATGGAATACTTAGGTCAAATAGGGCAACATAAATTTTATGTGGAGTAGATGATGGGACAAAGAGAAGAAGATATGTTAAGAAAAAATGTTTACTTAATGCAACAACAAATACAAGAAGCATATAAAAGAATAGATAGTTTAGTAGAAGAGAATAGAAAATTAAAAAAAGATAAGTACCCAGACAAATCTTTTGGGGATAGTTGGGTAACAAAACCAGAGGATAAAAAATGAGTCAGAATAAATTTACTAATTGGTTACATAAAGAATTAAAACAACATCAACAAGAGAAGGAAAAGGTTATGGCTAAAGCAATAAAGAAAGATGGTGCTATGATTTTAGATGAAGCACAAAAGAAACACTTACTAGATATATTCAATGCAGGTAATGACTTTACTCAAAGTTATAGAGAGTCAGGTATCAAGTACGTAACTGCATGGGAAATAGAAAAAGTTATAGACTTACTAGACGATATGAAAGAGATGTATGGTATCGTAGTTAAAAGATCTCCTGAACCAGACAACGAGGGAAAACATTATCCATGTCATTGGGCAGATCATGTATGGTCTGATGATCCTAGAGCATGGAAGAGAGAGGACTAAAAAAATGAGTAAGGATTTAAATAATACAATAGTTTCACGAGGTGCTTGTCCTCACGAAGGATGTGGTTCAAGTGATGCTTATACTGTTTATGCTGATGGACACACATACTGTTTTAGTTGTGAGACAAAAACATTTCCACAAACAAAAGTAGAATTAAATCCTTACAAAGTTTCTGGAGAAGTTACATCAGCTTTGTTTGAAAGAAAAATTACTAAGCAAACTGCTGATAAGTTTGGTACTACAGTTGTAGGATATGGTACAGATAACTACACTCACAGATATAAATATGTAGATTCTAATGGTTCAAAGGTAGCTACAAAAACTAGGAAGATTTCTGACAAAGCCTTTGGATGTGAAGGTAATCTACATAAAGCAGTTTTATATGGACAACACTTATTTAAAAAGGGTGGTAAGTATGTTACCATATGCGAGGGAGAGGTAGATGCTATGAGTGTGTATCAAATGTTAGGTAAAAAGTATCCTAACTCTCCTTGTGTTAGCGTGAAAAGTGGAGCTACTTCAGCCAAGAAAAATGTCAAAGAGAACTTTGAATTTCTTGATAGCTTTGAAAATGTAGTTCTCTGTTTTGATAATGATGAAGCAGGGAACAAAGCAAGTGAAGAGGTAGCTCAACTTTTTTCACCTAAGAAATGTAGAGTCATCAGCTTAGAATTGAATGATCCTTCTGCTTACCTAGTGGAAGATAAAGAAGCAGACTTTATTAGGTCGTGGTGGAATGCTGAACCTTACACCCCTGCAGGAATTATAAATCTACAGAAACTTGGTGAGGATTTATTTAAAGATGAAGATGTTTATAGTTGTCCCTTTCCTTGGTCGGATTTAAATGACTCTACCTATGGTATGAGAGGGAAAGAACTTATAACTTTTACAAGTGGTGCAGGTATGGGTAAGTCTTCTATTGTAAGAGAACTCATGCACCATCTTCTTTTAAACACGAAAGATAATATAGGAGTATTAGCTTTAGAAGAATCAATAAAGAATACTGCATTAAGTATTATGAGTGTGAGTGCTAACGCAAGATTATATATAAAAGAAATAAGGGATAAGTATAGTTTAAAAGAATTAAAAAAATGGCAAGATGAAACAGTAAACACAGGAAGGTTCTATGCCTTTGACCACTTCGGTTCTATAGGTAATGATGAGATACTTTCTCGTGTTCGGTTCATGGCTCAAGCATTAGATTGTAAATGGATTATCATAGACCACTTATCAATCATTGTAAGTGGGCAAGAAATAGATGATGAAAGAAAAACTATTGATGTTATTATGTCTAAGTTAAGAAGTATAGTAGAGCAGACAGGAGTTGGTATGTTACTTGTTAGTCATCTTAGAAGACCACAAGGAGATAAAGATTTTAATGATGGTAGAGAAGTTTCTCTTGGACATCTAAGAGGTTCAGCATCTATAGCTCAACTGTCTGACTCTGTGATAGCTTTAGAACGAGATCAACAAGCATCAGATGAAAGACTAGCTCATACACTAAAGGTTAGAATTTTAAAGAATAGATACTGTGGAACTCTTGGAGTGGCTTGTCATTTATTCTATGATAAGAACACAGGTAGATTAAAACAAGTAGACAATCCTTTCTTAGATGGAGCAGATACAGATTCAATATATGAAGGAGCTTTTTAATGAGTGATATGTGGAAACATTATTGTTTAATAGAAGATGAAGAGATAGATGTAGGTGAAGGTGAAGAATGTAATTGGTGTGGATTAGATGCTGAAGCTATGTCTATAGATGGATTCAAAGATGCTATCATAGGATATGGAGAACAGTATAGTAAGAAAACTTTACTTGTATATTCTTACAGTAAGATATGTGAGATACTAAGAAAACGAGATGGTATGTCTTGGGAAGAAGCAGATGAGTATGCTCAGTTTAACATAGCTAATGTCTGGGTAGGTGAGGGAACTCCTATGATATTATATAATGAGTTTTGGGAAGGATGGAATGATAAATTTTGGGAAGGAATGGATAATAGATGCGAGCCATAATTGATATAGAAACAAATGGATTAAGGCAAGAGGTTATAAAGAATAACTATACTATACCTAAAGCTACAAAGATACATTGTATTGTAGCTAAAGATATAGACACAGGTAAAGTTTATCCTTTCCCTCCTGATATGTTACATGGATTTAGAGATTGGTCTTTAGGAGTAGAGAAATTTATTATGCACAATGGAATATCTTTTGATGGTTTCATACTTAATAAATTTTTAAATACAAAGATAACTACCAATAAAGTAATAGATACTATGCTCTTATCACAGTTAGTTGATCCTTTGTTAGATGGTGGACACTCCTTGAAGATGTGGGGTATAAGATTAGGATTACCTAAAGGAGACATGGAAAGTTTTGAAGAGTATAGTCCTGACATGCTTGACTATTGTGTGCAAGATGTGGAGATTACTCATGCTCTATTTAATAAACTTTCTAAGAGTCCTGCTTTATCTCAACAGTCTCTAATCTTAGAACAAAAGGTAAGACAGTTAATAGATAAACAAGAAGAGAATGGTTTTGCTTTTAACTTAGAGGAAGCTACAAAACTTTTTTGTTCTATTGAAGAAGAAAGAAAATCATTAGAGACTGAAGCAGTCAATACCTTTCCACCTAAAGAAATTAAATTAAAAACTAAAACAAATTATAAACCTTTTAACATTGGAAGTAGACAACAACAAGTAGAAGTTTTAATGAGTAAAGGTTGGAAGCCTAAAGATAAAACAGATAAAGGTAATGTAATTTTAAACGAAACTATTTTATCTAACATAGATTTACCTGAAGCTAAAATGTTTAATAGATTTTTATTACTACAAAAAAGATCAGCTCAAATAAAATCATGGATAGAATCATGTGATGAGGATAACAGAGTGAGAGGTAAGGTTAGAACTTTATCTACTGTTACAGGAAGAACGTCTGCTAATAGTCCTAACATGCAACAAGTACCTGCAAACTATAGTCCGTTTGGAAAAGAGTGTAGAAACTTATGGACAATAAGTAATCCTAAAACACATAAGCTAGTGGGTACAGATGCAAGTGGATTAGAACTACGTTGTCTAGCTCATTATATGTATAAGGTAGGAAGAGAAGATGCTAAGAAATATACTGATACAATTTTAAATGGAGATGTTCATACTACTAACATGAAGTTAGCAGGGTTACATAATAGAGACCAAGCAAAGACTTTTATCTATGCTTTCTTGTATGGTGCAGGAGCTTTTAAGATAGGTAATATAGTAGGGAAGGGAAGAACTGCAGGACAAGCTTTGATTAATAGATTTTTACAGAGACTACCTTCCTTAGATTTACTACGTAAACAAGTTACTGAAGCATCTGCTAAAGGATTTCTAAGAGGGTTAGATGGAAGAAGATTAAAGATAAGAAGTCAACATAGTGCTTTGAATACTTTAATTCAAGGAGCAGGAGCAGTTGTTTGTAAACAATGGCTAGTACATATCATGGAGAGATCTATCAGAGAGAAGTTAGATGTTAAACTCGTAGCTTCTATCCATGATGAGTATCAGTTTGAAGTATTAAACAAAGACGTTGATAGGTTTTGTGTGATTACTAAAGAAGCTATACATGCTACTACTAAAACATTAGATTTAAAATGTCCATTAGATAATGAATATAATGTAGGTACAACATGGTTGGAGACTCATTGAGTATGAAAAAGTTTAATTACAAAATTACTTCTATTGATTATGTTTCATCAACAGTACAAGTTAAATATTGGTGTGAGGGAATGGCTTCCTATAATGGTTTTGTAGAAGAGATAGTTTTTAATAGACATCTAATACATGAAATGACAGAAAAAGAATTTGATTTAACAGTTTACAATCGTGTTAAACATAATTTTGAAAATCTTTTAATTATATATGAAAATTATAAGAGTGGTAAGTATGATGTGCTAGAGAAAGTAGCAAGAACTGCGAGATCATTAGATGTTATGTAAAGAACAATATGAAATTAGAAAACCATTACTGTTAGGAAGACAGATACGTAATAGCTTTATTGTACAAGAAGAACTACATGAAGATGTTTTAATAGAGCTAAAACAAATTGCAGAATTTTATAATATTAAAGATGTTAAAGATTTAATATATACTAAGAAAATATTTTATAGTCATTCTGTATTTATGGTTGATCAAGAAAAGTTTAATTCTTTTACCTACTCTGATGAACACTACAATCATTTTAAATTTGTAGAAAAAAAATTAACAGATTACTATGAAGAAAGAACCCCTCATATATTTAATAATAATATATCTTGGGAACAATACATTCCAAAAACTATGGAGTTAGAACATAGGTACTGTTATAAATATCCACTAGAAACTAAGTATGATTCTAAAGATAAAGAGATAGGTTCTTTAGTTTTAAACATACCTCCTGCTGTTAATGATTTAAAAAATAAAATTATTTCTTGTGGGCTTTCGTTAGAAGATGTTATACCTTTTGCTTGGGGATATAAATCGTATGGTATGTCTGTAGAACTTCATCCTAAAGAATCTGTATGTGGATTAGGTAATTGGATACACACAGATTGGTTAGAAACTAATTGACAACTATTAAAAAATATGAGATAATTCGTTTTATAATAATAAATAACTAGGAGAAAATAATAATGGTTATACAAGGAAAAGCATATTGGGCTGCTGTTAAAAGTCCAAACACTACCTTCGATCCTGATGGTATGTGGACTGTAGATGTTTGTAATTTAGATGAAGCTAATTTAAATATTGCAAACAAAGATAGTTTAATTGTTAAGAATAAAGGTGATGATCGTGGAGACTTTGTTACAATAAAAAGAAAAGTAATGCGTAAAGATGGACAAAGAAATCGTCAGCCTGAATTAATAGATGGACAAAAGAAATCTTTAGATTGTATGATAGGTAATGGAAGTTTAGTAAATGTTCTTTACTCTACTTATGATTGGGAATATAGAGGAAGAAAAGGAACTTCTGCTGACCTTCGTACTGTACAAGTTTTAGATTTAGTGCCTTATAAAGATGGTAATGATGATGAACTAAAAGAAATTCCAGGTACATTTTCATCTACAGATGCAGTAGCTGAAGATGACATTCAACTTTAAATAACCTTTAGGATTGGGAGCAAACTATTGAAACATATTGATACATTAGTTGAGGATATATACGACCTCTTTACGAGGGATGGTGGACCTCCCATTCCAAAAGAACAAGTAGATAAAGAAGTAGATATATTTTTAGGTGAGTTAAAAGAACATCTAACAGATTTTTTATATACAAAGAAAAGAACTTCTTCTAATCTAAGACTATCTTTAATTGGAAAACCTGCCAGACAGACATGGTATGAAATTAATAAGGACAAAGAAAACGAAGTTCCTTTATCTGCTCCAACAAGAATAAAATTTTTGTATGGACATTTATTAGAATCATTATTACTTTTGTTTACTTCTTTATCAGGACATACTGTTACAGGTAAACAAAAAGAATTAATGGTAGAGGGAGTTGCAGGACATCAAGATTGTATAATAGATGATGTAGTTGTAGATTGTAAGAGTGCTTCCCCTTATTCATTTAAAAAGTTTAGCACAGGACAGCTAACAACAGATGATCCGTTTGGTTATGTTGGACAGTTGTCAGCTTATACTCAAGCACAACAAAAAAATGAAGCTGCTTTTTTAGCTATTGATAAGTCTAATGGAGATATAGCACTTCTTAAATTACATGATATGGAAATGATTGATGCAAATGAAAGAGTCAAATATCTTAAAAAGATTATTAGACAAGATACTCCACCTGATAAATGTTATGGGGATCTGCCTGATGGTGTTAGTGGGAACCGTAAGCTTGCTA